TATGTTACGCTAGTATCCCTGATGTCACCATAATCATCTTCGTTAGATTTCTCGGTATACATCAATTGGTTTACTTTAATGGTAACACCTACACCTTTGCATCTTGGGTTTTTGATCCTGTAAACCTTCGCGAATTCATCCCCAGTGCCTCCTCCCCCCCGAAGCCTCTCCCCGATAGCTCTGTTGACTGTTAACGGATCGTTTAGGCCATCTGATATACCTCCGTCATTAGTTCCTGTGGCAAATTTTACATCGATCTGTTGATAGTTTAATTTATTTAATCCGTTTATTAGAGGAACCTCATTCCATCTAATGGACTTTAGCCATTTTAAACCGCTCCCTATCTCTTCTCCTTGTATCCCGATTTCCGCAAAGACTTTTTCTGTTACTGTGTCAAATCCTACTTCCCCTTCTGTCCCTGACCCGACGTATTCCGAAGTAACGAGTCCTTCAATATCTCCTTCACCAAGAAGGTCAACACATCTGAGTTCAGTTATTGAGACGGCACGATCAAGGTCGGTTCCATCGACATCTTTTTGGCTAGTGATACCTTCTGGAACTTCAGAAGGAGTCTCAAAAAACTTGTTTGCCTCGGCAGGGTGAAGTAACCCGAACGAATCAGAAAATTCTAATTCGTAAAAATTTTCACCACGGCGAAGAAGCTCCTTCTTGAGCCTCAGATTTCCCGGAGAAATTTGTCTCTTGAATATCATCGCTTAGGTGTGGGTTATTTCGTATGCCTCCCGCAATACAGCAAGCTGCGTGTGAATTGTAGATATCTGTTCTGTATTACTTGGGTTATCTATAGCAGCGACATTGTATGATTCATAATTTGATTCAAGTACGTAAGAGCCTACGGGCAATCTCCCGTAGATGATAGGGACTGGGTTACCTTCTTTATTTGTATTTATTGTACCTTGAAACAAGTAGGAAGTTGCTCCTTTTAATTCTATGTTCTTTGGAGGATCAAGTGTAGGTGGCTTGGCTAGCATCGCCATAATTCCAGACGCAAGAAGTGCTGCTCCCGCAGCAAATATCGCAGCCTTCACAGCAAAAGCTGCACCAGCAAAAACAGTGAACACAGATAGAATAAGGGCTGCTCCCATAATGATATTCAACCCCTCGCTCGCTCCTTCAAGGACCGGGACAATATCGATAGATTCTAAATTATCAAATTCCATACATACTTCAGTCTCTGCTATCTTTTCGATGTCTTCGCAATCGTCATCAAATTCTACCTCTTTTTCATTTATGTATACTTTATACCTGACGTGTCTTTTTTCTTCCTCTAGAAGATACTTGAATAATTTTCTTTTAGAGAGTGTCTCTATTGCACTCATTGCTTCAGCGACACTAGAGATCAACAGTTCCCACTCATTGCCAACCGTTTCTCCTAGCTGACCATGCAAACGAATTTTAGTGAATTTACTCATCTTTATACTACCATATTAAATTCCGATTCGGGAAATGTATCATCTTCGGCAGTTACGAAACTCGAATGCCTTACTACTCCTTTTGTCCTTGCTTTCATAGGGTGAGTTAGTTTTTCTATTCTAGGATATCCATCCCTCGTGTGATGGAATACTTTATCATTATCCAAGTATATTAACAGATGAGCGGTGATATCAAAATATTTTAAAGCAATTACGTCGTACTTCTTAAGGAGCTTTTCGCTCTCTGAATTGATTGGCCCATCAAAGACCCCGACAAATCCTCCTTTCTTATAGAATTTTTTCTCGTCGATAAGCTCTACATTTTCTCTAAATGTCCTTTGGTCTATTAAATTCAGAAGCTCTTTTGAATTAGATGAGACGTCGAGGGAAAGGACTTCCTCATAGAAGTCTATGATCGCCTTGAAACAAGTGTATATACTTGAGCTTGGTTTTTTAGTCCAGATATTAGATTTATAATTAGATGGCTCATAGCTATCAAAAGAACCGTCTTCGATATTGTAAAGGACAGATTTTATATTGTGATTTTCGCTCACTGACATATCTAATTCTGAGAAGCCTTCAGTTCCAGAAATATGAGAATGGTACATCGCAATTATCTTCCCTATCCTTGACGCCCTGATATAACTTCTAGGGGAAATTTCAAAATGATTTTCTGGATGAGAGGATATATTTTGACATTTAAATGCTCTTAGTTCAAGAGAACGGTTATTTGAAATTATGAGCCCGCAAACCTCCTCCCCTGAGTGTTCAAGAGAATGTTCTATGATATAGTTTTTGATTTCTTCTGTCAGGTGCATCGTTATCCTATTCTGCCAAGAGCGGGAAATCCTCCGAATGGTAGAGTTCCGTCTCCTATATTGTCATACCTGAATTTGCATCCTCTTATCGTTTTAGAACATTGGTCTGCCCACCAGTACGCACTATTTGTTACCTCATTGCCTATGCTCGTTTGCTTTGCTACGTAATAATACCTTAAGCCATCTTTAGTTATATATACGAATTGGCCTGTCAAGAATGTCCTAGTAAGAGAAAATTCAAAAGGTCCCGTAAGGCTTACGCCCGGAAGAAGGTCTGAAAATTTCTCATCATCTTTCGTGGCTTTTGGACCAGCACTTGCTGGCAAGGTTAAGGTCGCAATATCAGACCCGTATATCGTAGGCCAATATTGCGCTTGGCTGGAGTATTCGTAGTTACAGCCTTCTCCTCTGTAAAACCACATGCACCTATTAGCTATCATCAATCTTGCTGGTAGCCTAATGTTTTCGATATCTAGGACGGAGGCTAACTCAAATTCAAGAGTCGTGTTGCATTATTCAAATTTTAATTAAATAAAATATATTTATCAAGGGAATTCTGCGTTTTGGTCTTCCGAGTGCCCTTCCGGTACATCACCAGCGAAGTTTTCATCGTCCAAATATTTGGCTAAGGTTCTTCTCCTTGTTATTTTAGCTCCTACTGCGTCGCCGACTTCCTCCATAGTTGTTTTCAATAGGGAAAGAGTAGGAACACCTTCTTCGCTTACTGAAATTCTCATTTTTGGAGTAGGCAAAGTCCCAGATGAATTATGTTCGAACCCTTCTGATTCTACAGGGATAGCTATGTATGACTTGCCCTGCCACTTAAGGCTCGACTTAGTAAGGTGGAGGTTATTGTGGAACCTGAAAATTCTTTGGTGCTCATTAGTCTCGTCTGGCTGGCCTATTATTCCCTTGTCGAACAAGATATCAGTTAAATCTATTTCAAAAAAAGTCATTAATGCAGAAGGTCCAAGAGAGAACAGTTCTGAATTAATGTTTTTAACAGAGGTTCTTGCGGTAGTCTTGTCCATTAGTTTATGACCGAAACTTCTTTAAAAGATGCTGCGATAGTATAGTTATCGAAGAAAACATAAGAGCTAGTCCAAGAAGGACATAGGAATCTTTTTTGTTTGTCGAGCGGGGGAGTAGGGGTGAACAGGAAAGATGTTGCCCCCCCCATGGTTTCAAGAAAGTGGAGTATTGCGGTCGCTTCTTTCTGGGTCCTTAACTCAAAAGACAACTGTAAATCTAAGAGGGTGTTATTCAATCCATCAGGGCTTCTCTGTTCATATCCATCTCCGAGCGCGATTTTTTTTACTCTTGGTTCGTGGTTGCTTTGGACATTGTATGATGGAAGCCAAAAGAATAATGGCTTGTATTTAGATGTCACGGGGGCTAATGCCCACCCGCCCCAGTTGGTAGGATCAGCATTCGGATAGGTGGTTGATGCTGCGTGATCAGTCAGCGAATAGAAGTAAGATCGAGAGTGCCATCCAGAGGTGTTTCCGAGATCATCTACATATACCACATCGTTTATAGAATATGCGTCAGTTGTTGAGAAAATTACGTCGTCGTAAATATTAGCCATAACCTTATTCCTTGCTTTAATTTACACGATTTTGCGGTATTTTATGAATTAAAATTAGCTTGGTGTAATTATAAGTACGAATGTTCGATTTCAATACATCTACTAGGTTGAACAGGAGAAAACAACATTTCTTCCTGAACGATTCAGAAGTATCAGGTGTACAGAGCGTTGTGTCAAATTTTCAGACACCTGTAACACCGATAATTCACTTGGGAATGAGCGACCTAAGTTACACTTCGAATGGCCCCATAGTCGGCCAAATACAGTTGACTTCATATTTCATCAGCCATGACCATTTTATAGATAAAACTGGTGATGTCGGATTCAATGGCTATCTTTTGGAGAACAACTCAAACATTGAGGATAATTTTAGTTTCACATCGGGATATTTGACCCAGTATAGCCATACTTGTTCTGTCGGTGATATTCCCCAGATAAATGCGAATATCCAAGTCTTCGGCAAGATCGGCAAAATCCCAACGACGACAGGGGAAATGTTGGATGATTCTCCCTCTCATCTTTCTAGTATAGAGAGTGACGCTGGTA